GCCCCACGCGCCGGTCGGCGTCAGGTGCGTGTCGTACGTGACCGCGCGAGCGAGGGCGGGAGCGTTGCTCAGCCCGGTCCATCGCCGCTGCGTAGCCGTCTTGATGTTCAAGCAGCCCTTGGCGACCACCGGGCGCACGCCCTTGCGCGCGACGTCGGGCGCCTGCTCCAGATCCCGGATGAGCCTATCCATGTCGTCCACTAGCTGGTCACCTCCGAACACTGGACGCGCCGGCTGCTGGCGTTCGTCTTGTGCGCCAGGTCGCGGACGGCGAACACCCTGCCAGGAAGGTCCGGATCCATCTCGCTCGTGATCATCGTCAGCTCATCGTCCGGAGCGAGCCCGGTCACGCTCATCGGCAGCTGCACTTCCAGCCGGAGCAGGAGCAGGTACGCCTGTCCGGCGTCGTGGCGCTCGGCGTACGGCTGCTGCTGCTGCACACGGCAGAAGCCTGTGTACAGCGTGGCGTAGGTGGGAGTGATGACGCCGTCCGAATCGGTCACCTCACCCGTCTGCCGCCGGATCGTGCACGTGTCGACCATGCCCAGCTCGGCTTCGGCCCGAGCCTCCTCGACCAGTGCGGCGCGCTCGCTCATCGGCTCACCGTCACATACGCCGAGGCGCCGTACGCCTGCGCGAGCGCTTCCACGGTCGGCTGCGGCAGCACCATCCGGGCGTCCGCCTCCGCGTAGGTCACTCGGTAGTCATCGATGGCCTTGCTGGTCTGGCCGTACGGGTTGCCGTACCCACCACGGGCCAGCTCCATCACGGTCGTCCGAGCGAACTGGAGCGCCTGCGAACCGGCCGGATGGCCGTGCGTGTAGGTCGTAATGATCTGTGGGGGGATGTAGGACCAGCCGGTCCAGCCGGTCGAGCGCCAGAGCGAGTGTGCCCGGACGCAGAAGTCGGTGATCGCCGTGCCGTTCAGCGCCACCGAGGCCACCGAGCGCACCGGCAGCTGCGGCAGCGGGACGTAGCAGTCGTCATACCCGGGCTGGAGATCTAGCACAGCGCCGGTGGAGGTGGCCTCCAGGATGCGCTGCCCACCGGCGGCGCGCTGGACTTTCGAGGTGGCCAGTTCCACCAGCATGAGGATGGTCGCCTGCTTGGCCGCCGTCAGCGATGCGTACGCGCCGAGCTGGAGGAAGGAGGCGAGATCTTGTGGGGTGGCCAGCTGGTCTGCCATGGTCTCGCCTCCTTATCCGTCAGTACCGGGCGATGATGTCGGCCTTGGTCATGGCCGCCAGGTCGTCATCGGTCAGATCCGGGTCCACCTTCTTGGCGTAGGCCGCCCATTCCGCCTTGCTGGCGTTGACCACCGGGCGAGTGATCAGAACGCGCTCGTCCTTCTCGTCGTCCGGCTGCTCCGCTTCGCGCGCTGCCTGCTCCTCCTCCTGCCGGTCGGCTTCCGCCTTCAGGCGGGCCATCGCTTCAAGGCGCTCCTCCTCGGCCGCCACGATCGGCGAGTCCTCGGGAGCGGTCAGCGCGGCAGGGTCGTCCGGGCCGTCCACCTCGGCGAGCAGGCCTTTGGCCAGCCGGTCCGCGACGCCCCATGGCAGCGGCAGGTCGTGAGCCTTGACTACACCGCTCTCGCCGCGGATGTAGACCGTGGTGGCGCCGCCCATCAGGTGGCCCGGGGCATTTCGAGCACGTCGATCGTGCCCGTCATGCCGGTCTCGAAGTCCAGCCAGATCGAGCCGTCGGCCTGCTTGAAGCGTCCGCCCTCGAACGGGCCGAGGTACTGCACGCCGGTGGTCGCGGCCACGGTGACCACCAGGTCACCCAGGCTCTTGGCGATGGCCGGCGGGTACGCGCCGGCCTTGACGGTCAGCGTGTTTGTGCTGGCCTCGGTGTTGGCCACCCGGATCAGGGTGCGCTCCGGCTTGGCAGCCGTCACGGACACGCCGTTGGTGACCAGCGTGGCATCGATGGTGGTGGCGCCCGAGGTGCCGATCAGGTTGCCGTTGGCCACCAGCGGACGGGGGACTACTGCGGTGCGAGGCATGGACTGCTCCGTTCGGGGTACGCGACAGCGACAGGCGGACTCAGGTGATGGACGCGGTGACCCCGGCCAGGCCTTCCGGCCGGATGACCTTCGCGCCCCAGAGGTGCAGACCCTTGACCGCGTCCGAGAACGCGTTCTCGGGGCGGTACGCCTCGACCTTGTTGATCTGCTCCGCGTAGCTGATGGCCATGTTGCCGCCGCCCGCGAGGATCTCGTAGTCGTCGCCGGCCGAGATGATCACGTTGTTGCTCTTGTAGATCGTGAAGCCGGCGGCGCTGCCCACCTCGGCGTTGCGCAGGCCCTCGCTCGTTCCGGACTCGTTGACCTTGATGAAGCGCCCGTCCAGCAGCAGCCGACCGTAGAACCACGGCGGGACGACGATCCAACGGCCCTCGCTCGGCACGTTGGCCTCGTCCAGCTTGATGGACAGCGGCACGAGTCCGAGATCGTAGGCGTTGGTGGGGGTGGCCGCGACGAAGGACACCGTACCCAGGTCGTTGGCCGCAGGCACGCTGGTATAGAACGCCGCGATGTACTGGTCTACGACGTCGGCCAGCTTGTACGCCGCGCGGCTCATTGCCTCGGGCATGACGTCGCCCTTGGCCTGCCGACGCTCGACGTCGTCCACCTCGAACGCGAAGTACTTACTCTGATCGATGAGCAGCGTGCGCTGGGCGTCGGTCAGGTTCTCCGGCGTGATGGCGGTGACGTTCGGGACGTAAGTGCCGATCGTCGGATCCGAGATCGAGGTGATCCGGACCGTGTCACCGGACTGCGAGATCTCGCCCTCGTAGTTGCGATTCGTGATCGCGGGCTGCGCGAAGACGAGCCGCTTGCGGAGTGCGACCAGCAGCTCAGCCGACCAAATCTCTGGTACGAACGCACTAATTGCCATGCAAATGCCCCTTAGGAGTCGACGCCCATGATGTCTGCCAACCGACCGTCAGCCTTGGCCTTCACGATCGCATCGGGTGACATCTTTTTGAGGGCGTCCCGGGTGAGTTGATCCGGGCGACTCCCCTTGCGGGCACCGCCGTCTGCTGAGCCCTGGAACCGCTGCTCGGGCTTTGCGCCCAGGTGCGGCTTGCGCTTCAACAGGTCCTGCAACGCGTCGTCTATGGCGTCGGTGTCGATCTTACCGTCGTCCACAAACTCCGCGGCCCGTCCGGCGAGCATTGCGCGTGCGTCGTCCGGGTCTGCGAACAGCTTAGCCGCTCTGACCTCCAGTTTGTCCAACGCGCGGTCACCGAGTGTCTCGGCCAGGGCCTCCTCGTGCGCGGCCTTGCGGATCGCGTCGGCGTCCGGCTTGTCGTCCGGCTTCGGCTTGCTGGCTGCCGCCAGGGCGTCCTCGGCCGCGCGGGCGCGAGCCTTGGCTTCTTTGACGAGGACCTTCATCCGGTCGATGGCCTGCTTGCCGGCGTCGCCGAGTCCTGCCGGGTCGGCATCCGGCTCGGGCTGGTCTACGGGGTCGGTCTCCAGCGGGTCGATGGGGTCGGTCTGGGTGCCCGGATCAGTCATCTCTTGCTCCCGTTGCGGGTCTACCGGCGGACGTTGCGCCTACCGGACATATCCATGTAGTGACAATAGCCTGACGGCCTCTACTCGATCACCTTTTGCCTCAGCAATAATCTGTTCCGGCATCAATCTTGGACGCCGCGTGCTCAGTGTGGTCCCGAACCGGCGCCGTCGGGTGGTGCTCTCCGTGGTGATCGAGACCTGCCGCCCGAAGACGGCGGCCGACTGCATGCCGCGGCGCGCGTTGACCACCTGGCCGATGTCGGCGCCGGCTCGGATCGCTTCCGCGCCCGCCTTACCGAAGGCCCGGTCCTGCTCATAGCGCGGCATTTCCTGGAATGCTCGCTTCGGAGAGAACGCGGCTGGCGCCGAAGCCGAGTCAACGGACATTACGGCTATGCAGTCACATTTTGGGTGCCTCTTGAAATCAGCCTTCCAGGAATACCGCCTGCCGGCGAGGACCATGCACCGCGGACAGGTTCTCCCGACAAGCAGACGGGTGTAGCTCCTGACCGCTGGATTGGCGACGCCCGCAGTCAGGTCGGCCACCCTGCCGGCGTCCGCAGTCTGCGTGTGCCCGATCAGCTCGGCGGACAGCTGGCCGGCCGCCAGCGAGCGATCCAACGGGTGCCCGAACTGGATGGCCTGCAGCGTCAGCACGGCGGGCCGCAGCAGCAGCGTCTCCAGCGGTCGGCCATCGGACGCCGACTGCGAGAACGCACCGAGGACCACCTCACGGGTGGCCGCGGCCTTGACGGAGTCAGCCACGTACTGGTCCGCGCTCGCCGCGGCAACCTGCTGCGCCGTGGTGAGCAGCGCGAGCAGCCGTGGGATCTCGGCCGCCCAGGACGCCCGGATGGCGTGCCTCTCCACCCGGGCCCAGGCTGTCCGGAACTCGCGGCGCACGCGGGCTGCCAGCGCGGCGCGCTGCTGCGCGTGCTG